ATCTTCATGAACGCTTTTCATGGCGGTTCCCTTTGTCTTGAAGGTTTCGATCACAGCCCCGACAGATCGACCACCGTTTGAGCGCGGCGGGACCGGACAGGGGCATGGGTTTGGCGGCTTCGGCGGCGCAGGCGGCGCCCGTCACGGGCTCGCCAAAGGCAGGACAATCGCGCTTATCCAGCGCCGCCAGGATCTTGGCCTCTACCCGCTCCGTGGTGGTGGCTGGATAGGTGCCGGAGAGCAGCGTGGACACGGAGGCTCGGGAGATCCCAACCTCGACCGCTGCGGCCTGCTTGTTGCCGCCGTGGCGCGCCACACAGGCCCTCAAAAGGGTGATGGCGAGACTATCGGCCATACGGATAAACCTCTCCGGTATTGAGGTCTTCGACCTCGTGCTTGCGCATCACCGGCGCCTTCGGGCCTGTGTCCCGGATCAGCCCATACCGGAGGACTCCACCAGATCCACGCCGTGCGAAACGGTGGACGAAGCCCGTGTCGATCAAGACTTTGAGATAGTGCCGTGCGTTGTTGGCTGCGGCGGACTCCTCACCCGTGGCCGCCAAGGCCAACAAGTCTTTCAAGGTCGCCTTGCGAAGGATGCGTAGAGCACGCCATAACCGTTGCTTCAAACTCACCCTGCGGACACGGATATCCCCAACAACCGCCCGTTGATAGTTTGACGCGCTGGTTAGGGATACACCCGCTTCCTTCGCCTGGATTCCCGCTTTGGTCAGGCGGTAGCACCCTCGCTCGGCCCGCTCGACAAGTCCCCGGATAACCAACCCCCGGAGTCCCTGAGAGACCGCGTCATAGTTCAGGCCGCAGGTCTGAACCAATTCCGGCAAGGGCAGGCAAGCGCCGGGCTCCAGGGCCGCGATCACCGCCTCCTGCCGCACCGCATTGCCCATGATCAGGCCCCCCTCACCTTGATGGCACGACCGGTCTTTCGGTCGTACATGAGGACTTCGCCGTCCATGTCGGCCACCGTGATCGGCTTGTTGTCAGATGACGCGTTGCGCTTTCCCCAAGACTCGATCCTGGCCAGTCCCTCCTTGACCTCCCTCAGAAGGCCGCGGGACTCCCGGTGCAACAGGTCAACCAAATCATCACCAACAAAGACCTCGCATTGGGCCACCGTCATTTTCCGGACATCGTCCAATGTGGCGGGCTTGAAATCGACGGGCCTATGGACGCGGGATTGGATCATCTCGAAGCGGGTCAACGCAGCGCTCACCGCGCCCATACCCACCAGAATGACCGGCACCTCAACAAAGTCCGTGAAATCCCGCAGCGTCTCCATGAGTTTCTTGGATCGGCAAATATGATCCGCCTCGTCCACGACAAGGCAGTAGGGGCGCTCGTCTCTGGCCGCCTGCATCAGCTCCCCGCTGAAGGCCGCGACCAATTGGGAGAACGCTTCCTCGTAGGAACGGGGCGGGGTCAACCCCAGGGCCAGACAGATTTCCTTGAGCATCCAATACCCGGTCCATTCGACCTTGGCCCGCACATAGGTCCAGCCGTGTTGGACGGACAGGCGGTTGACCGCCGCCGTCTTGCCCAGGCCCGGTTTGCCCTCGACAACGATCAAGCAAGCCTCCGGAGCTCCGCGCTGGTCCAGCCCCACGACGGCCTCCATGAGCGCTTTGACATTGGTTGTGGAGACGAATTTATCCCGCATGATGCGTGTACCCCTTGGTATCGTTGGATTGGTTGTGCACCGCCGCTTCCGCAGCCTTGGCACGGACCAGGGCGTCGAGCGCCTCAAGGTCTAAATCGTTGTATTCGGCCAAAATCCGGAACTTGCCGTCTCTCACGAGACTGGCCATGCCCACATGATCGTGTTTTTCCCAGCGCTCCGGATGGTCCATGAGCCAGCGCGCCCACGAAATATCGTCCGTTAGCTTGGGCCGCGCGGCGGGGTCCGCTAACGCTTCCGGTTTCGGAGCGGCGATGGAGGGCGCGGGTTCGTCCCTGACAAGCGTCAGGCGGGGCCGGTCGACGACTTCCGGGGCTTCCAAGGCTTTGGCCATGACCTCCACGGCCTCGGCCACGTCCGGAGCGAGGAGAAGCGGCTCCTCAGTCTGAACCTCCACAACCCGAGGCCCGGTCAACTCCGCCCGCTTGGTCTCGGCCTTGTCTTCGAGCCGTTTGAGGGCGGCGCTGACCCGCTGTTCGTCGCCTTTTTGCTGGACCGATACCGGCACATAGCGGGTCTGGTGGGCATTCCACTCGGCCACGCAGATCAGGCGACCGACACGATAGGCCTCCTTGCCGAAATCGATCTCCCGCACCCACACCCGGCTCGCGTCGTGGATGTCGTATCCCACGGCGACCTTCTGCCCATGAAGGGGCTCCAAGGCAGGGTGGAAATACTCGTTGCCGATGAGGGTGACGATCCCGCGCTTGGTTGGCTTTAACTCATAGGACCGGAACAGGTCGTCGGCGGTCTCGCGGTCGACGGGAACCGGGCTGGTCCAGCCTTTGGCTTCCCAGGCCGCCCAAGCCTCGTTGGGGCTTGGATGGCGGCGTTTCCCCGTGATTGGATCAGCAATCCTCGCCAAGCCGCTATGGGGCCGGTCGTTGTACTCATCAATGATCCCCTGACAGAAAATCAGGAAATTGTCCCAGGACATCACCAGGGAGGATTGCCCGAACTGGGCTACGTCCCGGTCGATGGTCTTGTCGACCAACTTATAGGCCTCCGGGTCCATGTCTTTCCCCAGGTAGGACGGAAGGCGCTTCGCGGCCCGGTTCCAGGTCTTTTGAAAGGCCTCGATAATGCCCCGTGAATGGCTGCGGTCGGGCAAGCTGTCCATATTGATCGTGCCCAGGCGCGCCAGGATGCCCGTCAGGGGTTCGTCGAAGCGGTGGTTGTCGAACCCGGGGCCGTTGTCCGTGTACCAGATGGCAGGAACCCCGCCCTCAAGGACGGCCATCCGGAAGGCATCGGCCACGGCGCTGGCATTCTCGGCCAAGCTTGCCGACCACCCCAAGGCCCGCCGCGTGGCCACATCCAGAACCGTGGTGACTTCCGGTTTGAAGGGCAGACCGGAGAGGGGATTGCGCACCTTCGCCGGAACGAGCTTTCCGTCGGCGGTATAGATGGCCGTTGGCTCCAGATCCGACGTGTCCCGTTTGGTGAAACTCCGCAGAGCCACCATGGCGCGCTTGCCTTTGCGACCCCGTTCCCGCTCTTGAGGCGGAAGAGCCGCCAAAAACCGCCGGGCTTGGTCATAGGTCGGCGGGGCCATCCCCTCGGGTAGCTCCTTTGGCAGATCCTTCAGGACCGCGTGGAGTGACGGGTTGCGGGGATCACGCCAGATCTTGAAGAAAAACGGCACCCAGGCGGGGTCGCCCGCAGATCTCAAGGTCTGAGGAAGAAGGGCGTCGACGCCACCCTCTTCCCGCAACCCGATCCACCGATACAGGCTGCGCCGCGACAGAGTCCGCTTGCCCGCCGCGCCACCGGAGCGGGCGTTCGCCAACGGAACCTTGGCCGCCAAGTCGGGGCGCAACTGCCCCTTCCGGGCCAAATCGACCAAAGCGTCGATTGCTTTCGATTGACCACAATCGAAGCGCGTTGACAGGGTCGCCACCTCGGCGACCAGCGCCAGACGGGCGTCGCGGGTCGCGATTTGCCAAGCGGCCAAACCCTTTGGTTTGGTGGACTCTGCCGGTTTGGTGGTGGCGGGAGACGTGGATGTGGGAACGATCAGTTGGTGACGGGCGAGGGCATCGCGGACATCGGCGGGCAGGGCTGTTACATCGAAGAGTTTGGCGCGCCCCCCCTTTCCCGCCACTTCCGCGAAGGCCCAATGACTGCGGGTAGCCAGTCGAGAGATTGTGGACTTGTCCACGGCCATGGCCGTGGCGATCTCCGCCAAGGTCACCGCGCCGCTCATGCTCCGTCTCCGGGCGGTTCAACCCCTGAAGGAGTTCAGGTGTCACCTGAGCCCTTAGCCCTTCGACCTCTTTCAATAGGCGCTTGGCGTCCGCTGTGGCCTTCCGCGCCAGGACTTCCTTGGCGGACATTTCCACCAAAACCGCCTGCTCGCCGCGCAAAGCCCGGCAACCACACCGCTGCGCCACCCAGTCCGCTAACCAGACCGCGCCCGTCGCGTCCACCAACGCTGGCAGATATTCGAGGGGAAACCGCCATCCGCCCTTGCTTGCCGCTGTCCACTGGTTCAACTGGCTAAGGGTGATTTCCTCGTCACCGTCTTCACCGAAAAGGGAAAGCGTCATCAGTGCGGCAATCTCCGGTCGGTTGACCGGGGCTTCCTTCATGGCCTGGGCCAATGCTTGGCGCAGGGACTGCCCGCAATTCAGACTACCCGCCAATTTCAAAGGTGCCGGAGGCGGCCCGAAAAGGCGAAGTTCCGTTTGCCGGGGATCGTCGATGCGAGGGGCCATGATCCAACTCCAATCCAGATGCCTAAGCGACGGCCAAACCTTCGCCATTGCCTCGGGAGGCATGGTCGGATTTACTGCGGATGGAATGGATCCGGTTCCCCAGGATGTCATAGCGCTCGGGGAACAGTTCAGGGACCGTCAAATCCAGCGCTTTCGCGATGACCTCCTCTTGTGGAAAGGACGGAGACCGCATCGCGAAATACATCGTTTGCTTGCTCCAGCCCTTGGAGCGGGCGAGTTTCGCGAGGGAAGTCCCCCGCAGTTTGAGCTGCATGCTCACCCAAAGGCCACGCTCGTGAAAGGAGGTCGGAATGTCAGTCGGCTTGATCATATCGCCCCGCGTTGGTCTAGGTTCTTTGCCGGTGCCAAGCCCCGGCGTTGGAATAGACATAACAAGCAAACTGTGCATGTGTCAACTAGTCTGTGCGTGCAACGCATTTTTCAGACACATCAAACCTTACATGTTCGAATGTTGGCGTCTAATGCACTGTCTTTTCGGCGTTTTTCTCATTGCGTTGCGTGCAACGCTTTCTGGGGACAGCAATGCAACACCCTGATCGCGATGCGTTGCAGGTTGAGTGTCTGGCGGAGCGGCTCAAGCTAGTGAGAGGTTCTCTTGGCTTTGAAAGACAAGAGGACTTTGCGGAACGCCTTGGGCGTTCTCGAAACTCCATCTCTTCCTACGAACGAGGAAAGGCGGCGCCAGATGGTGAAACCTTAATGCGGCTCGCATCGTTGGGTATCAACATCCAATGGCTGCTTACTGGAGAGGGGGAGATGTTGAATGGGAGTAAAACTGAACTTGCGATCCCAGATCGACCTCCTTCTTCTCCTTTAGACGAGGACTTCCTAGCGGCCATCGCCGATGGCGTGGCATCGGTCTACAAGCAAGAGAACGCGCGGATTTCAGCTGGGGATAAAGGTCGCTTGATCGCCAGGATTCACAACGATTTGACGGCGGTTTACGATGACCCCGATGAACGTCTGATCGGGCTGAAAGGCGCCCTGCACACCCTTCGCCAAGGCCTTCGCTCCACGCCCGCCGCTGAAACAGGCAAACGCTCGGCTTGAAATTGGTGCGAATGGCGACATGGTATACCTACGGTAGTTTTCGTTACCGCACCATTAAAGGTAACTATGCGGCTTCCAGTGTCGGTTTACGATTTTTCGCGGCTTGGAATGGAAACCGGGTTCTGAAAAAAGAGGGAGGGACAAGTGACTCTGATCGTTATCCTTTTGCTGATAATCATCGCGATCATGATTCTTGGAAGCGCGGTTGTGGGAAGATTTCTGGTGACGGTTCTTGGCATCGTCGCCGGAGCGGTCGTGTTGGCGTTCGGCGCCTTAACGTGGTCCACGATTTGGCCATGGCTCGCTGCTTTGGCTGCGACGCTTACCCTGGTCGTCGTCGTGGTCGCCGTGCGTCAAGAGCAGTTCGGTCGTCAAGCGGTGGCTGATCGGGAAAACGCCGTACGATCGGTTTATGAAATGGAGGTCCGCATTAAGGAATTACAGGAGGAAAACTTCACTGCCCGCAAATCCGGGAATGTCAATCGGGCCTTTGCAGCCCTGGACGAAATTTCGAAGTTGAAGGAGGAAATTTCGAAATTGAAGAAACCTCAATCATGATCCAATCAGTTTGTGCCAAATCGGGTACCAAACCACGATCATTCCCGCTTATTTTTGTGCCAAACGCTCACGCCCAAAATCCCCCCTAACCCCCTGCATTCCATATCCTTTTCCCACCTCCACCGCAGTGCCAAACCGATCACCCCCCCACAGATCAAACGGATCGTCACGCGCATCCGGAAGTCCTGGCCCAAGGTGGGCATCCTGGTGCGCGGCGATTCCGGCTTCCTCCGGGGGAATCTGATGCGCTGGTGCGAGGCCAACGG